AAAGTACGATATAAGAATCTCTTATCGTCGGGTAATTCGTTTACCGAAATTTTGCTAGATAAATCAAAGACGACTTTAATCAGTGGTTCAAATGGTAGTGGTAAGTCAACGTTGCTTGATGCTATTACATTTGCTCTATATGGTAAAGCCTTCCGTAAAATCAGCAAACCACAGCTTGTTAATTCTATTAATGAGAAAGAACTTATTGCTGAGATTGAATTTAGCATTGGCTCTAACAACTATTATATTAGACGTGGAATCAAGCCAAACTTCTTTGAAATTACTTTAAACGGTACACTAATCAATCAAGACGCGGCTGTTCGTGACTACCAAGCATACTTAGAACAAAACATTCTTAAGCTAAATTATAAATCATTTACTCAAATTGTTATTCTTGGTAGTGCTACATATGTTCCATTTATGGAATTACCAGCACATGGTCGTCGTGAAATCATTGAAGATCTTCTCGATATACAAGTCTTTAGTACTATGAATACGTTATTAAAAGATCACGTAAATAGTAACAAAGCTGATATTACTGAGAACGCTTACCAAAAAGATCTTATTGAAACGAGAATTGATAGTGCTCAAGAGCATAATGCTTCTATTAAGAAAATGAAAGAAAAGCAAGTCGATAAGATTAAAGATAAGATGAAAGAACATCTTGATAATATTGAAGTGCAAAAGCAAGCTATAGAAGTTATTGATGAGAAAGTAAGGGAACTTGCTGAATCTGTATCTGATAAGAATACAATCAATACAAAAGCACAAAAAGCCCGTAGTCTAAGACAAGATATTGAAATGACTCTACGTAATATTAATAAAGAGTTGTCGTTCTATCACGATCATGATAATTGTCCTACATGTAAGCAAGGCATTGATCACGACTTCAAAGAAACCGTTGTATCTGAAAAAGATGTTAAACGTATTGAAATTGAAAAAGGTATTCAAGATATTAACGTTAAGATTGCTGAATATGAATCGCGTTTAGCTGATATATCTGAGGTTGAAGGTATCATTGGTGAGCAATCATTAGTTGGTGCTGATCATCGTGCAAATATCAAAATGGCTAAAAATGCTCTTATATCATATAAGAATGAATTGAACACAGCCGAAGATGCTGTTGAAGCAGTTGACACATCTAAGCTTGATGATTATTATAAAGATCTTGAAAGTATTGAAGTCCGTCAAACAGAACTGTTCCTTCAAAAAGAAGTAATTAGTGTTACTGCCGCAATGCTAAAAGATGGTGGTATCAAAGCTAATATCATTAAACAATATGTTCCTGTTATGAACAAACTTATTAATAAGTACCTCAGTGCTTTTGATCTATTTGTAGATTTTCAGTTAGATGAAAACTTTAACGAAGTAATCAAATCTCGTTTCCGTGATAAGTTCTCATATGCTTCATTCTCAGAAGGTGAAAAGTTACGCATCACACTTGCTATCATGTTAGCATGGCGAGCAGTTGCTAAGCTTCGTAATTCAGTATCCACCAACCTATTGATTCTTGATGAAACTCTAGATGGTGCACTTGATGGAGTAGGTATTGAAATGTTGATTGATACTCTACATAACTTGAACTCAGATGATAACATCTTTGTTATCTCACACCGTGGCCACCAATTTGGCGACAAATTCATGTCTCACGTTAAGTTTGACAAAGTTAAAAACTTCTCACAAATAGCCGCATAGCAAGGAAAGAAATGTTACATACAATCGAACAACTGATTGAAAGAATTAACCTCATGCACGACAAAGCTGCCGAGCTACATCGTGTTCGTAATGCAAAACCCAATTATGACAAGTCCGCTTGTGATAACATACTAGATGATATACGAGCTATAGCATATCTCATATCACAAGATAAGTGGGATGATAAAATTAAGACCGACATTGACCCGAGAAATTAGCCGTTTACAAACCACGATTTCTGTTATATAATGAACCATATTGAAATAAAAGGATACTCATGTCTAGTTTTTACACGTCTGTCGAACGCTTCGGCAACAACATCTTATGGCGCGGTTATGAAAATAACAAGCGCTTTGAACGTAAGGTAAAGTTTTCTCCTACTCTCTTTGTAGGTGGTAAAGGTAAAGAAGAAACCACGTTCAAATCCTTAACAACTAAACGCCCTATGACTCCTGTTAAAATGGACACTATGCGTGAAGCCAAGGATTGGATTGAACAATACAAAGATGTACATGGCTTTGAAATTGGTGGTTCCACTAATTATGTAGCTCAGTTTATTCAAGAACATTATCCCAAACAAGTCGACTATGACGTTTCTCAAGTAAACATCGTATCGTTTGATATTGAGGTTGATATCAGTGATGGCTATCCTGATATGAATACTGCTGATAAAGAAATTACTTCTATTGCTTATAAGTCTTCTAAGTCTAATACTTACCATCTACTTGGTCGTAAAGACTACGACAAATCGCAAACACTTCTTGATCTTGATCCTTCAAATATTGAATTTGATAAGTTTGATACTGAAGAAGACTTGCTTCGTAGGTTCAGACAGTTATGGTGCCAAGACTATCCTGATATTGTAACTGGTTGGAACGTTGAATACTTTGATATTCAATATATTGTTACTCGTATGTCTCGTCTATTTGGTGAAAACTTTGCAAAAGACTTATCACCTTGGCGCTCTATTCGACAAACAGGTCGTGAATTTTTTGGTAAGATGCAACAAACATATCAAATATCTGGTGTGGCTATTGTTGATTACATGGATGCTTTCAAAAAGTTTGGTTATAAGTATGGCCCACAGGAATCATGGAAACTTGATCATATTGCTAATGTAGTACTCGGTGAAAAGAAACTTGATTACTCAGAGTATGGTACACTTACTGAATTGTATGAACAAAACCCACAACTATATCTCGATTATAACCTTAAAGACACGTGGCTTATTCAACGCTTTGAAGATGAAACTGGTTTGTTATCTCTAGTTATGACTGTTGCTTATGGTGGTGGCGTAAACTTTAATGATGCGTTTGGTACAGTTGGCATATGGGAAACAACTCTATATCGTAGGCTTATTGGTGAAGGCCGTGTGCCACCACTTAAAGGTGGTCCTGGCGCTCGAGCAGGCGATCTTGTTGGTGGCTTTGTTAAAGATCCAAAAGTTGGTATGCATCCTTGGGTTGTATCATTTGATTTGAACTCTCTATATCCACACTTAATGTTGCAATACAACATGTCACCCGAAACATATATCGATGATCGACGTGAATATACTTCTCAAGAAATGGTACTCACTGGTAATTATAAAAACGATGATAAGTCTGTATCGGTGGCAGCCAATGGTGCATGTTTTACTAATGAATTTAAAGGTGTCATTCCAGAAATCATTGATGAATACTATGGCAATCGTTCTATAATTAAAAAGAAAATGCTTGGTGTTGAACAGGAACTTGAAAACACAACTGATCCTTCACATAAAAAAGCTCTTGCTAAAGAAGCTAATAATCTACATAACCAGCAAATGGCTATTAAGATTGCTATGAACTCTCTATATGGTGCAACGGCAAACATTTACTTCCTATACTATATTAACGACATGGCTGAAGCAATTACAACATCTGGTCAGTTATCAATTCGGTATGCTCAAAACTCAGTAAATACATATCTTAATAAGATTCTTAAAACCGAAGACAAAGACTATATCGTTTATATTGATACTGATTCAATCTACGTTGACTTTGGTCCTTTGGTTAAAGCTTCGTTTGGTACTACTGATATTGCTCGCGACAAAGGCGAAGCATTCCTTGATAAAGTTTGTTCTACTAAAATTGAAGAAGTAATTGAAAACGGTTATATCGAACTTGCATCTAAGATGGGTGCATATCGCCAAGCAATGGTAATGAAACGTGAAAAGATTACTGATAAATCTGTATTCATTGCTAAGAAACGTTATATTATGAATACCCTCAACTCTGAAGGCGTTCACTATGATACTCCAAAGATATCAGTAACAGGTCTTGAATCAGTTCGTTCTTCTACTCCCGAAGTATGTCGTAACAAACTTAAAGAATCATTCTCAGTTATTATGAATGGCGATGAAGCTGCAGTACAGGAATTTATTGAAACATTCCGACAAGAATTTTATAAGCTTCCACCTGAAGATGTCGGCCGTAACT